TGGAAGAAATTGGTTGAAGAGTTGAAAGCTGGAAAAACTGAATCAGTAAAGACTGAAATTCAAGAAATAACTAAAGAAGAAATTGAAGACGATAATTTGTTAGCAGATTTGAAAGCAACAAAAGTCGACGACTTGAAAGCTCTTGCAATGTCGGAAGAAGGTGGTAATTATTCTGAAGACGACTTGAAAGGCAAGAAAAAAGATGAAATTATTGAAATGATTTTGAGTAAAGCATAATAACGTATTACAATGGGTCAACTAACTTTGAAAATAAAATACAGAAAGAATACTGGTTTAGCTTTTTCTGTTGCTGAAATTTGGTCTTTATATCTTTTCGGTATAAAAATCGAAGGAGGAGAAGGGACGTCTTTTTCAGATGAAAACATGAGATTCTACATAGAATCTGCACAGAGAGATGTAGAAAATTGGTTTAATCTGCGTTTTATGAAACAGTTAGTTGACCAAACTCTTTCATATTATCGTTCAGATTATTGGCAACAATTCCCTATACTTCAGACAAATTATCCTGTACGAGTTCCTTTATCTATGATTGGTATGCTGAATAAAATGGAACAAATTATATATCCACAAGGATGGTTGTTCTGTGAATACGATACAGCAATGAATCAAGGGAAAAGGAGAATTAGTGTAGTACCTACTGGTTCATCAACAACTCAAGGAAATGCCGAAATTATTTTGACTGGAATCACATCTCAGATTGGAACTCAAAGATATGAGAATATCCCTGATTATTGGAGAATCCAGTACATTACAGGATGGGATATAGATGATATGCCGATGGATTTATTGAATATAGTCGGGATGTTGGCAAGTATTCCAATACTTGATATAGCTGGCGACCTTATTTTAGGAGCAGGTATCGCAAGTCAATCGTTAGGTATAGATGGTTTGAGTCAAAGTATTTCATCCACTTCTTCGGCAACCAACTCGGGTTATGGCGCACGAATTTTATCATATCAAAAACAAATAGATGAAATTAAGGGTAGATTAAGGCTCGTCTACGATGAAGTTAAATTTAGAGTATTGTAATATGGAAAATACATATATATATGCACTCATTGGTAGAGATGAAAATGATGTTAGATATATAGGACAATCTAAGAATCCTTATGTCAGATTATCTCAACATAGATGTTTAGGTTCTTCTGAATCTAAATTGAAAAAAGATTGGATTCGAGCTTTAAAAAATGATGGTATTCAAATAAATATGATTATTTTGGAAAAGTGTCGAAAAGAGGAAGGAGATTTTTTAGAAAGATATTACATTTCATTATATAAAAGTTGGGGATTTGATTTGATTAATCAACAAAGCGGAGGTATTAAGACATATAACCACTCTCAAAAGAGACGAGAAGAATTAAGTGAGCATTTTAAAAATTATAAAGAGGAATTTGGATTTGCTATGAAAGGCAAATGTCATTCAGAAAAAACTAAATTAAAAATAAGTCAAAGTAAAATTTCTTCTTCTATATTGCAATTTGATTTAAACGGAACTTTGATTAAAAAATGGGATTGTGGTTATAAAACAATTGGTAGGATTTTAAATATAGATAGTACAGGTATATATGATTGTTTAAAGGGAACTTTAAGAAAGTCATACAATAGTTTATGGTTATTTGAAAAGGATTTTTCTGAAGAAAAAGTTTATCAACTTGTTCAACAATTAACTAAACGTAGAAAAGAAAAACATACAGGGATTTTACAGTTTGATTTAGATGGAAATTTTTTAAAAGAATGGACTTTTTCTGAATTAAAGAAAACTTTTAAAAATACATCAAGAATAGTTTATTGTTTGAACGAGCATTGTAAGCATGCTTATAATTTTATATGGATTTATAAAGAAAAATATAATAATTATGGCACAAAATAAGAATATCTTACAGACACCTAATCCAGGTTTAAGTAATTTTAGACCAGAATTTTATAAGGATGAGTTTGAGAAAGCTATCTTTGCCAAAGGTTACGATGTAACACTCGAGACAGCATTAAGATGTCCTTGTCATGGAAGAGATGCAGCTTTGCCTGATTGTCAGAATTGCTTTGGTACTGGTTACTTCTATGTCAATCCTACAAAGACAAAAGCTCTTATAACTGGAATTAATCAGAATAACCAATATAAGAATTGGACTGAAGCTTTATTAGGAACATTTGCAGTAACAGTAATCGATAAAGACAAACCTAATTTAGGTTATTTCAATCGTATAACTTTCGAGACAGAATATTCTTACTTCAGTGAGAATTTGGAAATAAGAGAAATGAACGGGGAGTTTTTCGTTTTTACGACATATCGAGTGATTGACTTGATATCTCTTCATACTTTTATTTCATCTACTGAAAAATTAAGTAAAACGAATCAAGCTCATGTAAATCCTGAAAATCCTTATTGTCTGATATTGGATTTTGAACCTCCTACAAATGGAGTAGTAAGTGTTTATTATAAGCATAAAATCGAGGGACATGTACTCGACTTACCACATGAAGTAAGAGCATCTTGGGAAACAAGTAAAATAAAAGGCTCTCTACAAAAGATACAACTTCCAGTTCAAGCAATAGTAAGAAGAAGTCATTTAATAGCAATAGAAAAACCGAATTTCGATGGTTCAGGCGTAATAATTAACGACAATGTAGGTTTATGAAAGCAGATTTTGAAAAAGGAACAAAGATTTGTTCAAAGTGTCGAAAAGAGCTTCCTTTAGATTCTTTTTACAAAAATAAAAAGACTTTTGATGGTTATGAATATCAGTGTAAAGATTGTAAACCTCCATATAGTAAGAAAGCATCTAAAAAATATAGAGAATCTCACAAAGAAGAAATAAAGGAATATAATAAGAATAAATATTTAAAAAATAAAGATGAAATAAGAGAGAGAAATAAAAATTATGAACAATCTGAAAGAGGGAAAGAGGTAAGATATTTAATTAGAAAAAGGAGATATACAAAGATTTTAGAATATAACAAAAAATATTATCAATCTATTAATGGTAAAATCGTATTAAAAAAGATACAACAAAAAAGACGAATAAAGCATAATAAATATATTCAAGAAAAAAGAAGAGTAGATAAATTCTTTGCTTTAAAACACAATTTAAGGTCAAGAATTTATCAAGCAATAACAAAAGGTTGGAAATCAGGTCACACTCTCGAACTTCTTGGTTGTTCAATTGATGAACTGAAAGTTCATCTCGAACAACAATTCGAACCAGGAATGTCGTGGAATAATTATGGAGAGTGGCATATCGACCATATCATTCCTTGTGCTTATTTTGATTTGACAGACCCTGAACAGCAGCGTATCTGTTTCAATTACAGAAATCTACAACCTCTATGGGCGAGTGAAAATGATTCTAAAGGAGCAAAAGTCCCAGATAACGTTGAAGAATTAGTTGAATTTTTAAAGAAAGAAATATATGATTCCAATTAATATAGATATTTCTTCTCTTATTGAAGAGTTTTCACTTGATGAAAATCAAACATTGATGATAGGCACTACTATTATAGATAGAGTAGCGCAAGAATATTCTTATAGATGGAAAAATCTAATAGATAAAGAATTAAAAAGTTCTCGAAATGAATATTTAAGAGGTATTTTTATTGAACGAGTTAATCCTACTGAAATTATTTTTGGATTATCTAATAGAGAATCTTCATTACCTTTATCTATAGAAGAAGGACATGGACCTTGGGATGAAAAACCATTTTTATTAGGTTCTTTAAAAGCAAAGAGAACGAAAGATGGTAAACCATTTTTGACTGTACCGTTCCGCCATGCGACACCGCAAGCGATTGCTGAAGCAGGAATATTCAGTTCAATTATGCCTCAGGATGTATATCAACTTGCTAAAAATTCACCAATGCCATTAAAAAGGTCTCAGTTACCTGAAAGTCAACAAATACCTGGTGTAAGAAAAGAAATTAATGTTCCTGGATTAAAAGTTCCAGAATACATTCATAAAGCAGCTAAATACGAAGGGCTTGTACGAGTTGAAGCTTCAAGCTCAGAAAATGAGAATAGAGGTCAATATATGACATTCAGAAGAGTCAGTGATAATTCTGACCCTAATAGCTGGTTCAATGGTGGTATCATTGCTAAGAGATTGATGGATAGGGCACTTGAAATTGCTCAGATAGATAGAGTTGCTGATATGGCTATTGACGAAACATTAGAAAGGATATTAAATAACAAATGATATGATAGAAATAATCCGTGTAAAACAGTTTATTCTAAATTTATTGGAATATATACCCAAAGATTTAGAAAATCATAAAAATGACGAAGAAAACACTTTCCTATACAGATTGTTATATGGAATGAAGGATGGAAATTTCGATTTCTATCAACAAGCAAAATCGTTATTCACTCGTTCATCTGCTAATCCGAGGAAAATAGAAGTAAGACTTGAATTTCCTAAAGATAAGACGGGATTACCTTGTTACGTCATAAGAGAACCAGGTAAGACAAAAGGACCTGCTAATTCAATAGGTAAATTGAATGGTGAAATTTATACTCCTGATGGAGCATGGCAAGTTCGAGATAGTAGAGAGTGTGGTTTTGAAATTATGTGTCTGTCAGATAATATGTTAGAAAGCATTCTGTTATCAGAAGTACTTTATGCATTAATGACTGGAGCGTATAACTGGTTGGCTACTAATTATTCAACTATCGATATAACAATGACAGAGCTTATGGCAGATACAAACTTGATTCCTCTACCTATATTCGTAAGGTCTGTAAGATTGGAAGTTTCTGTTGAACAAATCATTTCATCTTTGGTTAATACTGAATTTTTAAATAAATTGTTATTTGAAGATGCAGGAATAGCAGCGATTGATGGAGATAATTATCAAAATCATGGATTGCCAGGTGTAGAATCAGAGATAATTTAATATTTGGTTTGTAGAAAGAAAAAGAATATCTATATTTAGGTGTTAATTATATTCCTGAGAATTATTTAGAAAGAATCGAAGGAATTAAATCATATATCAGTTCGTAAAATTAATGAAAATTAATAAATTTTATGTCAAGCACATTTTATTTTAATAATCGTCAAATATCTCTTCCTGGTGTTTACAGCACCATTATAAGTGGAGAAACTGGACCTGCTCGTAATTTAGATTACGGTAAGGTTCTTGTTATTGATACTGGTACATATTCTGCTGGATTTGGTGGTGGTGCTGGTATTAATGGTGAAAATACACAAGGTCAGAATGCTATTTATACATTTGACAATCTTTCAGATTTTCGTGGATTTATGAAAGGAGGAATGTGGTGGAGAGCTGCAGAAGCGTTATTCGCACCAGATTCTTCGAATCCTGACGCAGTAGGTATTTCTGAACTTGAATTTGTTCGTGCAGCAACAACTACAGGAGCAAAAATTACATTTGCAACAGCAGCAGGAGGTACATTCGCAGTTAAAACATTAGATGAAGGTTTAGTAGCCAATGGTTCGTTATTGAACGATAAATTATTGACAAAAGGTTACGGTCTGAGTTTTATCGCAGGACGTGAAGATGCTACTAAATGGATTCTGCAATTCTGGAGAGGTACTTATACTGGTACTTATACAGATGGTTTGCCTTATGGTGACATTACGCAAGAAAATTGTGACCCTGAATTAGTACTCGAATCTCCTGAAATTGATAACATTCAAGAATTGATTGATTGGGCCAATAATGATTCTAATTTTGGTTTGGTATTTGTTCTTGATTCCACTTCTCAGGTTGAAGGTACTGGTAAGATTGAGCAGAATGATATTACTACTGCATTGAACGGTAAACCTTATATCCTTGCTACTGGTGGTACTGAATCGTTTGATATGAACGATTTAAATGCTGTTCTTGACCAGATTGTAGGTTTGGATTATAGTGCAGTGATTCTTGACCAAGTAGGAGCGAATGCAAATTCAGCAACTACAAAAGCATATATCACTCATATGACGCAAGATGCTAAATTCCAACACTTCTTATATGTAGCAGGTTACGATGATTCAGCTAATTTTGCACAAGAAATTGTATTGGCTCAAGCATTCGATAGTTGTTACATTCAATTGGTACATGGCGGTGTAGGTATGGTATCTGCATTTGATGCACAAAAGATTCGTTGGTGGCCGGCTATTTATATGACTTGTGCAGTAGTGGGACGTGTAAGTGGAAAACCGCCTTATGTACCTCCTACATTCAAGACAATTGGTGTTGATAGAGTAAAACATATATTGACTGAAACTGAAAAGAAGAAAGCTTTGAAGTATGGTATTCTTTGTGTTGTATTGAACGACTATACTGGAAAGTTCAATATTTTGCAGGGTGTAAATACATTGCAAGATAACGCCAATCTGTTCAATGCAAAAGGTCAATCTTACTCTATTCAGTTCATGCGTGTTGTAGCGCAGATTAATAAAGAATTGATTGTAAATGCAACACTCGACCTTCTTGGTCAAGAAAACGGTGTGAATGCCAATACTCTGTCAGCAGGTGCCGTTAAGGATTGGACAGTAGCATACTTGCAATCGAGAACAGCTACAAGTGAGCAAGACAATTTATTGTTGTCATTCCAGGATGTAGTAACAACTCGTAAAGATGATGCTTATTTCACTACTTACAAGATTGTTGTAAACAATGAAATTACGAAGTTGTTCTTTACTGGATATCTAATTCGTGGATAATTAAAAACGAAAGAATATGGCAGTTTTTACAGCGCCTAAAGCGTATATAAAGATAGATAATAAGGTTGCAGGTTTTGTAAGAAACCTGCAATTCGCTGAGAATATCAGTCGTGCGAATGTTCAAGGTCTTGGTAATCTTTTGAAACAAGAGATACCTCCAGTAGGTTATGATTGTACATGGACAGTAGACCAGTTCTTTATTGATTTCAAGCAACCGGTAATGGAAGGTATGATGCACCGTCTTGGTTCAGTGAAGGCTATTGTAGATACATTGGTATTAGGTGAACTTGGATTTGCTATTGCTATTTATAGTAAGACAATTCAAACTCAGGATTCTAATACGAAAATGGTAACGCAAGTTGACCCTACTGGTCAGACGATTTGTTTACTGAATCCTTGTTTTGTCAATAACCAGGCGTTTAGTCTGGCTGAAGGAGGCGTGTCCGGATATAATATTTCAGGTTCGTACATTAATCCGATAAGTACTCTTGAATTATAATCTGATAATCAGTTAGTTATAACGATTTGAATTGACATAAATTTTTACATTGAAGAGAGGATAATTAAAAACTATTCTCTCTTCTTTTTATTGATAGGTATTTTGAGCAATGATTCGATTGATTCTTTAAAAGAAAGTCAGAACTTTATAACGAATTAAAACAATTGATTATGGAAGATAAAACAGTTAATTTAAGAGGGAAGGAATATATAATCAAATTCCCTAATGTAGGTGAGTATTATCGTATCGAAACTATGAAGCAGAGTCTTGGTAGAGGATTCTACAATACATTACTTGGTAATTCTACTAAGGCAGCTCAGAATGCTTTAGATATTATCGATATCGAAGCAACACTGACGGTATTAATGCCTGAACTTGTTAAAGATTTGAAAGTCGATTCTTTTAATCAATTGGGTCTAAAAGATTTCGCTGAAATTCGTAAGTTTTATGATACTGAAGTTTATCCTTTCTTAAAAGAAATTCATCAGATTTTGAATCAGTAAAAATTAGATAGATATGACCATTGATGAGCTTAAAACATTTATGATTCAATGGAACAATCGATTTCCTTACGATAGATGGTGGAGAAAGAAACATGGGATAGCTTTTATGTCTGAAGAACATAGAAAATGTTCCTTTATAGCTCAAAGGATGGAATTCGAAGAAGATTCAATATATTCAGAGATACGTAAGAAAGAATTGGACAAAAACGACGATGTTTATACTCCTAACATAGGAGAATGGTTGAAGAGAGAAGATTCTGGAATAATCGAAGAATATGATATTGAAGCATTTCGTAGAGAGGCTGCTTTAATGGCAGAAATGGAAGATAAAGAATAATATGGCTGAAGATAAAAGAATACGAGTGACTGCTGACGTCACTCCATTAAGACAATTAAGAGAAGAGGCAGTTTCATTATATCGTGAAATTGACCAAGCTGCTTCGATGAATTCTCAAAGTACTGAGAAACATCTACAGCAGCTTCGTGAACAATTATCTCTAATGGAGGATAGGAATCAGTTAGAGAAACTTCTTATTGATTTAAGAAGACAATCTGCTTCGATGCAGACTCCTGAAGTACAACAGCCTATTTCAACTCCACTTCCACAGCAACAAACTCAAAGAGAGTTAAAACCAGTTTATGATGAGAATGCGAATTCTATTACATGGGAAGTAAATAAAGAAACAGAAATTCAACCTGATGATGAAGAAATAACTAAACCTTCAGAAAAACCAAAAAAAAGACGTCCGAAAAGGAAGGTTGAATATCAAGAAGACGTGGAACCAGTTATAGATGAAGAAACTGGTTCCGTTTCTTGGAATTTAAGACAACCAACACGAGAACTCCCTATTGAAAGGAAACCTACAGAAACAATCAAAGAAACTCAGAAAGAGATTTTAACTGAGATAAATCGTCATGTTGAGAATATTGATAATTCTGTCACAAATGTTGATAATTCTCGAAGAACTGAAAATAATAGTGAAAATGTAACAGAAAACGTCAAAAACATTGAACGTAATACAGAAACTATTCAAGAGAATACTTCAGTATTAAGAGAAAAAGACCCAGTAGAAACAAAATCTGAATATCAGATACCTCCTACAGAAAGTCCTCGATTAAGAGAAAGAGATGATGAAGTTGTTGAACGAAGAGAAACGAGAATTATCGAAGGTCAACAACAATTCAATTTTGACGATGAAAATATTATTAAAGCTATAGATGGTGTTTCTGGTGTTATTTATCAAACTTCGAGAGAATTAGGTGATGCTATTAGAAATCTTATAAAAGGTGATAATAAAGAGAAGAAAGATAATTCTGGAACAAATCGTTATCTTGAAGCATTAACAGCTTCATTGTCTCGAATTGAAGATAATGTAGATGAATTAAGAGAATCTGTTGTTAATCGCAATAATCAAAATAATGATAATGTAGGTGGAGGTGGTTCTGGTACGAATATTCCTCCTATATTACCTTCATCATCAGAGGGTGGTGCAGGTGGATTAAATATTATTAGTGGATTAGG